ATAAGGTTGCGCTCAACAAAAGGCTTTATTACACTGATTTCAGAGCTGCGTACCTCTATGCGTACAAGGGGCAAAACGGGATTTCATACCTATTATTTGTGATTATTTTTTTTTGCGTACTAATTTGCGTATCTTGCGTGCTAATCTGGTACGCAATGAATATATTTACAATTTCAGAATTTACAAAAGCTTTAGGTGTTTCTAAGTCCACGGTATCATCGTGGATAAACAGAGATGGTAAAATCGTAGTTGATGAAAATCGGAATATTGATATTAACAATCCTATAAACAAACTTCAATTATCTGCCTTGAAAGTAAAGGGTAAAGAGTTAGATTTTAATTTAATATACAATCCGAATAAACCTAAAAAAGAAATTATTAAAGCTGAAAAAGTAAAAGAGGTCATTACTCAATATCAAGATGAGAATTTATTAACCGATTCAGAGATTGCGGATATTGACGAAATGACCGCAGAGCAATTAATGTTAGAAAAATTGCGTTTGGAGGTTGTTAGATTAAAGAATGCTGATATACTAGACACTTTAAAAATACAGAAAATTGAGGGGGCTTTAATTCCTTTTGATGCTGTATTACACTTGTTTACTAACGCTTTAGCATCTTATCACACATCATATAAACGGGGCGTGGATTCATTAATAAATGTTTATAAATCAAGATTCGGGATTAGTCATGATGATGTAGTTTCGTTAAAACAAGAATTGCATAAAACATTAAGTGCTGTACAAGATAGCGCGAAATCAGATTTACAAGACGGTGCTAAAAGAGTTGCAGAAGATTACACAGAAGTAAGAGGAAGAGGAGAAAGAGCATAACCAAATAAACAAATAAACAAATAAACAATATTATGAAATTAAAAACAATTAGAATCGGTGCTGAAATAATAACGATAACTTCGTGTATAGTTATGTTCACGACTGTAATAATGCAGATATGGCATCCGTCTGAGCTTGTTGGCAAGATATGTAATACTTCAATAATGATAACTATGGTTTTCGGGCTTAGTGCTTATTGGATACGTAGATATGAATCTTATGATGATGCAAAAGAATCGTTCGATAAAGCTGTAGCTAGATATGAAAAAGGCACAAGGTTAGTAAAAGACACGCTCCCTGCAAAAAGAAAATAAATGACTACAGAGCTAGAGGATAAATATATCCGCCTAATATCAGCAATTACGAAGGCTGAAATGACCATGTTACCGTCTGAGTTTGCAGAGAAATTTATCACTCTTAGCTCGGCGGTTTCAGAAGTGCCAGGTAAGATGAATTACAATTTAACACCTTATGCTCGTGAAATAGTTGATACATTAAGCCCTTACCATCCCGCAAAAATAGTGGGAATAATGAAGGGCGCACAAATTGGACTATCGCAAGGGCTTTTAGTTCCTGCGATAGTTTGGTCAATCGCCCAGAATCCACGCCGTATTGCTGCCTTTTCTGCTAATGATGAACTCACAAAGAAAATGATGATTCGGGTAGATGAAGCTATTGCAAGTGCGGGTCTGCAACATTTGCTAAAACCCAATACGATTAAAAAACGTAATTCAAGGTCTGGAGATACACTAAGCAATAAGGAGTTTGTAGGAGGGGATTTGATGGCTAGTACATTAAAATCAATTGACAAGATTAGCCGTCAAAATTCTTTCGCAGTTGGATTGTTTGATGATTGGTCATCTTCTGATATTTCATTTAAAAAGCAAGGAGATGTATTTGAGATATTACAGCAAAGATTTTCCACCGCTGCTAATACAATGAAACAATATTATATATCTACTCCAGAAACCGACCCAGACCCAACAGAGAGAGTTTATTTAATGGGCGATCAGCGTAAGTGGATGCTGCCTTGTCCTCTTTGTGGAGAGCGAATTGAGATTAAATGGAAACAGATTAAATGGGAGCTTAACGAAAAAGGCAGATTAAACGAAAGCTCAGTTAAATACGAGTGTCAAGAATGTAAAGGCAGATTTTCCGAAAAACATAAATATGAAATGAATTTAAATGGGATTTGGATTCCCACCGCCGAACCATCCCGCCCCGGTATTTATTCTTATCATATTCCCGCACTTGTGGCTGCTCCATTTATGTACGACTGGACTTACTATGTGTATAAGTGGCTAGGAACATTTAATAAAGGCAATCAGTCAGTATCAAAGCTAAAACCGTTTATAAATCAAGTATTAGGCGAGCCGTGGAGGGAACGGGTGCAATCGGTTAAAAAAGATGTGTTATCTAAGAATACTAGAAAATACAAGATAGGGACAATCCCTAATTCGTTATCAAAAGAAGACGGGAACGGAAATATAATTTTACTCACTTGTGCCTGTGATTTAAATGGCAATTTAGATGATGGAAGGCTTGAATACGAGGTTAAAGGCTGGTCTGAGAGTGGGAGTAGTTATTCTATAGACGCTGGAAGCATTGGCACTTACAAATCAGGCGCAAAGCTAGACGGTAGGGATTTGTGGACATATCGCAATGAAAGTAATTTTAACAACATTTGGCATGAATTATTGCGTGTTATTGATGAAGATTATGAAGTTGATAACGGCGGAACTATGAGAGTGACTTTAACGGGGGTGGATATTGGTCACTTATCAAAATACGCTTTTAGGTTTATAGAGGCTAACAAAGACCGAGTAACAGGCGTAAAAGGGGCAGCTCATAAATTGATGTCTGTAACTGGAAAAGATATTAAGTTGTTTCAACAGGGGAAAGAATCTGTTAATTCATGGATTTTACAAGGGGATAGGTTGAAAGATATTCTAGCGGAAAATGTTAGTTTAAAATGGGATAAGCGTTATGGACAGCCAGACGGCTTCATGAATTTTCCAGAACCTGAAGGCGGGAAGTATACCGTTCCTGACTACTTTGCGCAATATGAAGCGGAAAACAAGGAGATAGAAACCGATGACGATGGAAACGAATTAGGGTATAATTGGATAAGAAAAGGAGATAATCATTTCTTCGATTGTGCTTTTTACAATATCGCCATTAAAAATATTATTGTATACAAGATAGGGAAGGAATTGAAAAAGCCAGAATTTACATGGGTAGATTTTGCGGAATTAGTAAGAGGAAGGTACGAATAACATAACGCTATATTTGAAGTCAGTGGGGAGAAAACCCACCGCCTCAAATATTTCCGTTAAGTGCAACTAAAGTAAAAAATCTGCACCTGTTAAAATTTTATATAAACTTTCCAATTCGTTTATTTTTATCGGATATTTATATTTTGATTGCGAACAAAAATTATATTCAAATCCGATAATAAACCCTCCTTTTTTTAAAGGAATTTCAATTAATTCAAAACCGTTTTTTCTAAATTTTGCCCACCCGAAATTATCGCCAGTTCTTTGAAATCCTTTTTCTAATAAAAATTCACCTGTTACTTTTTCATTCATTTTTTTAGTTTTTAAAATAAACATTGCACCATTAATTCCGCTTTAATTCGATTGACACTTTGAAAAAAATATTCTTCGTCAAGTTCGCAAGCAGTCAAAGATAAATTCATTTTTTCATGTAAATTTACTTTATTTAAAGCAATTGCAATGCTTCCGCTTCCGAAATGTGTATCTAAAATTTTAAAGTCCTGTTTCGCATAATTCTTGAATATGAATTCATAAAGCTGAACATGTTTCTGAGTTGGATGTATGCGGCCTAATTGATTAGGATTTTTTTTGTATATACGAGTTCCGCCACTTCTAACCCACGCATACTCGCACTCTGCAAAGCTCCTTCCGTACATAGTCTCCCCCTTGTCCCATATTGCAAAATATTGACTAGGTGGCAAATCAAAGTAATTTCCGCCCCAAACAATTTGATTTTTAGAAACCCTGAATAATTCTTTAAAATAATTGTCGTCTGGAATCCCTGTATCCCAGCTCTTATTTTTATCTTCAGCATTTCTTTTTCGACCTCCCATATTCATTTTAGTTACATCTATACCGTAGGGCGGGTCAACCACCGCCAAATCAAAATAATTATCTGGATAACGAGCCATTAAAAGCATATTATCTTCGTTTGTAATCTCTATATTATCGTTTAGATACATTGTTTAGTTTTTGATTGTAAATTGATAAGAATGCACTTAACAGGTTACTTAATGCCATGCCGTGAAAAACGGCCCAGGCATAAGTAACTATTCGTTAACACTCTTTATCAGTTTTAATCCAGTTTAAAATTTCTTCTTTATCAAAAAATAGAGTAGCCCCTTTTTTGTAGTGAGGAATTTCTTTTTTTGATGTCAGCTTATAAAAATAGCTTTGTGATTTCCCAGTTATAAACGATAAGTCCTCCAAAGTCCAAACGTCTTTTTCAAAAGGATTTTGGTCTATCAAATCGACTTTTTTATTCAGCTTTTTTACTTCTTTTTGTAATTCTTCAATTTTTGCTCTAAGTTCTTGCATATTGATATGTTCATTTGTAAGTATATGCAAATATAGCAATAATAAGCAAGATTAGCAATCAAATTGAAAATTATATATTTGTGGAAACTATTTTCTTGTCTATGACTGAAACCGTATACATACAATCAGCTACAACATTACTACAGCAATGCGCTTATATAGATCAAATTATTAAAGGTCTTTATGATTTGCAAATTGCCAGGATAGGTAATGCTGATGTTGACGAATACAAGATTGACGACGGGCAAATGAAGATAGAAACTAAGTACAGATCTGCAGAAGCTATTGAAAAGGCTATTTTTGCTTATGACAGACAAAAGCAAACAATATTAAACAGATTGAACGGTAGAAATATGGTTCTAAGAGACGCGGGAGGATTAAGATAATATGAAAGAAGCTATACAAACTAATTTTAACCAATTTAACAAAATGAGTTCTGACGTAATGCCAGAGCCTCATTCTAGTTACGGGAATAATTATAATTATAGTTTTGATTATAACGGAGAAAACACTCCTTATGAATTGGGTGCTCCTGTTGATTTTGAATTAGACTACTATACTCTTAGATTAAGAGCGTGGGAGGCTTATTTAAAATCTGATATTATACAAAATGCAATTAGAAAATACGTTCTTTGGATAAGCGGTGCAGGGCTTAAAATACAAGCAAATCCATCAACTCCAGATTCTGAAAGTAGAGATTTTTTTATTAAACAAGTAGAGGATCAATTTAGGCTTTATGCTGACATTCCAGAATCTACGTATAATGAGATGCAATCGCTTCATGAATACGGCTCAGAAGCTTTAAAAGCTGCCTTGCTGTCTGGAGATTGTTTGTGTATTAATCGCTATGAGAATGGATTAGTAAATATTGAAGTTATAGACGGTTGCTATGTCACCGACCCCCTAGATGATAATTTTACCAAAGCGGCTACGGATAGGGGTAATGAGATAGTTAAGGGTGTAGAAATAGACAAAAAAGGCACTCATATAGCATACTATGTAGAGCAAAGTGATTATAAATGGATTCGTATTTTAGCTAAAGGCGCAAAAACTGGAAGAAAACAGGCGTGGCTATTCTACGGATTAAAATATAAACTAAACGGAGTACGTGGAATGTCTCTACTTACAGCGGTAATGGAAACGGTTAAAAAGCTGGATCGTTACAAAAGTGCTGCTGTTGGAAGTGCGGAAGAAAACAGTAAAGTTCCTTACACAGTAGAACACGATCAAAACTCAACAGGAGAAAATATTTTTACCAATCACGTAGTACAGAGCGCCCTAAAGGGAAAAGGAACAGCTCCAGAAACTGGCGGCATTTATGATGACATTGCAGATGTAAAGTCTAAAATAGCGGTCTCAACGGGTAAACAGGTTTTTAATATGCCCATTGGCGCAACTCTTAAGCACAACTCTTTTGAAACGGATTCTAATTTTTCCGATTTTTGGGGATTAAATGAGGCTATAGTGTATTACACGATAGGGATTCCTCCCGAGGTTGCGAAAGATTTATTCGGCGGTTCGTACTCTGGAAGTAGAGCAGCTTTAAAAAGTTGGGAATATAAAATGATGGTTGACCGTAAAAAGGGTATGACAGATCAGTTCTATAGACCCTTTTATGAGTTTTGGTTAGATATAAATGTGATTAATGGACAAATAAAAGCGAGTGAATATTTGTCGGCGTTATTGTCTCGTAATTTGATGCGTTTAGCCGCTTTGAGACGGGCAAGATTTATCGGAACTTCTGTACCGCATATTGACCCGCTTAAAGAGATCAAAGCATCTAGGGCAAGACTGGGGGCTAAGTACGATAATATACCATTATCTACCGCAGATACTGAAACAGAAATAAACAATACAGGCGATTTTGACGCTATACGTTCAAAGTCAATAAAAGAATTAGAGGACTCTGATTATTTCTCAGATGAACAAATAATAACAGAATAATATGATAGATGTTAGATTAGCACGGGAGATATATGGAAATCCTTGGTATATGGACGCTTTTAGCTTTCAAGGACTTGCGAAAGTATTGGAGTCATATATGAACGGTGGACAAGTTGATAAAGATGCGCCTATTTTAAACGATTCTGAGATTTATGATATAAAAAACGATACATTAATAGTTTCTCGTGATTGGCAAATAGAAAATAATTCATCAAATGACTATATTTCTGTAATCAATCTAAATGGCGCGATTACCAAAGGCGGCGGAATGTCGGGATATGGAACTGCTGATTTAGCAAATAGATTACAAAAATTCGATAATAATAATAATGTAATCGGTCATATTATTAAAATAGAATCTGGCGGTGGTTCTGCGAATGCTGTTCATGTAATGCGTGAAGCTATGCAAGCAGCAAAAAAGCCTGTAGTAGTACATATTGAGGATATGATGGCTAGTGCAGCTCTGTATATCGGAGTAAAAGCCGATTATATCATTTCTGCAAGGGCTACTGATAAAATTGGAAGTATTGGTACTATGATTGAAATGGGCGGACACCCCAAAACCTCGGAAGATAAGCAGGACGGCTTTAGGACTGTTCGGATTTACGCAACTGGATCGACCAAGAAAAATATTGAGTTTGAAGAAGCTATAAACAACTTTAATTTCAAACCAATACAGGAAAAAATACTAAATCCTCTAAACGAAAAGTTTCAATTAGATGTAATTAATGACAGACATAATATTGAAGAAAAACATCTTACAGGGGAAATATTCAACGCATCAGAGGTTGTTGGTAGTTTGATTGACCAAATAGGAACTTTTGACGATGCTGTAAATAAAGTAATTGAGCTATCAGGCTCAAATATAAATATATTAAACAATTCTAATAATAACACAACACAGGAAGTTATGAATTTAGCTGAATTACAACAAAAACACCCTGAGCTAGTTAGCCAAATTGCTAATTCGGCTGTAGCTACAGAAAAAGACAGGGTTAAGGCTTACTTAGCATTTTCACACATTGATTTAGATGCGTGCAAGGCTGGTATTGAAGGGGGAGAAAATCCCTCGCAAACATTCTTCGCCGAAATGACTGTAAAAGGGATGGCTGTAATGGCTAATACTCAAGCGGTGCAAGACAGCCCCCAGACTGTTGAAGTTTCAAAAGTAGAGCCAACGGCGCAAACTGCGGACGAAATCGCATTTAAGAAATTGGAAGCAGATACCGAATTAGCTGCAAAAATCGAAAACAAGGAGGTTAAATAATGCCACAAACAGTAAAAGTATCAAATAGCAACCAAATCTTTGTAGACAACGATATTTCCCAATTACTTTTAGGAAATAATCGTTTTATAAAAGGAGACGTTACAGCATCAGGTGCGGACGTTGAAATGGTTGAGGGGCTGGTAGTTAGCCGAATTGGAGCAACTGGAAAACTAAAACCATTTGTAGCTACAGTAGTAGATGGAACTGAATACATTGTCGGAGTTGCAATTAGAACTATTTCAGTTTTAGATGGAACTACGGTTTCTGTTGATTTAGTAAACGGCGGACGTATTCCAGAATCAAAAATCAACTTTCTTGGAGCTGAAACCCTTGCTACATTAGCTGGTGTGACAGGCTCACAAAGAATGGTAAAAGACATTTTAGAGGATCTAGGACTAGACCTTTTAGGTGGAGTAGAATTAACGGAAGTAGATAACTCTTAATTTATAAAAAAATGAGTATAACACAAGAACAATTAAGAGGACTAGTTACTAAGACTTACCTCAAAAAATATGATGAGATTGTTGGAGCACCTAGCTTTTTACAGTCCATGTTTGTAAAAACTTTTTCGGTTGCTAAAGAAATTCATTTCGAGGTGCGAAGAGGAAACGAAACTATATCAGTAGATATTAGTAGAGGTGTTGAAGGGACTAGAAACACTTTCTCTAAAAGCTCTGAGAAGGCAATTATACCTCCTTACTATAATGAAACTTTCGAGTCTACTGCTTTAGAGGGCTACAACCGAGTATTTGGAGAAAGTGCCGAAGTAAACGGTACGAACATGGGTAATCTTGCAAGTAATATCGCTTATAAATACTTAACAGTAGAAGATAAAGTAAGAAGAGCGAGAGAGTTGCAAGCTGCTAACGTGCTAGAAGATGGTATATTAACGCTTTCGGACGGTACTATAATTGATTACAAGCGTAAGGCAAACTCAAAAAGAGACACTTCTGGTTCTGCTCCTTGGTCAACGGCTGCTAGTGATGTTGCTGCTCAGATATTGCAAGATATTGAGTTCATCAGAACGGAAGGAAAAAACGGTGCTAAGACTTTTAACATGATTGCTTCTACAAAAGTAATTCTAGCGTTACAGGGTACTACTTTCTTCACAAACAAAGCGAATTTCAACACAGACAATGTAAATCTTGTTGATTTTGGTTTTCCAAACGGGACTCCTTACGGGGCGACATTAGTAGGGAAATTTGTTGTAGGAACTAACATTGTTTTTATTTGGGGGTATGATGAAACTTACACAAATGCTGCTGGTGCAACAGTTAAGTATCTTGATGAGACAAAATACATTCTTATGCCAACAACGGGCGTTAGATTGGAAATGGCTCATGGCGGTGTTCCTGCCGTAACTGGAAGCGGAGATAATGCAATGCCCGTAATCAAAAAAGGGGAATTTGTGAGAATGGATTATATGGATTTTCGTAAGAAAGCAAGAGTTTTTGAAACCTCTTCTGCTCCAGTTGCGATTCCTGTAACTGTTGATATGATTGTAACTAGAAAAGTTCTAGTATAATGGCTAAATACAAGCTAAAAGCTCTTTCCGTCACAATCGGCGGAAAGGCTCACTATAAAAAAGAAGGCGAAATTTTTGATACTGATACTAAGTATAAGGTATTGAAAGTAGACGTTGAAGCAGCTTTCAAGGCTGGTTTTCTTGAAAAAATAGAATCAGAAAAGGTAATTGAACCTAAGAAATCTAAAAAGTAAATTATGGGTGTTTTTGATCTAGCGAGAGCCGACTGGCAAAGATTTACGCAAGAAGTCACATTAAAATTTAAACCGACATTTGCGGATATTACGACTGAGGTCTTGGGCTTAGCGACAAAACACCATAAAGCTTATGATTTTGAAACTGGAAGAGCGATTAATTCAAAACAATCTCATTGCTCAGTATCTGAACAGTTGTTATTAGATTTAAACTATACTGTTCGAGATTCGGACAATGAGGTATCTATGGTTAATCATTTAGTTTCTTGGACGGATAGCACAGGCTTGGAGAGTACTTACAAAATAGCGCAAGTTTTCCCAGATGAGACTAACGGAATGATAACTTTTATTCTTAGCGATTATGAGTAATATTACAGAGCAAATTCCTATACAGAATTTTGAAATTATAAGAGATCGTATTGTTGAAATATTACAAGACGAACTTACAAATCAATTTGTAAATGAATCGGATTTATCGCTTAAAAATATTAAGGTTTATTCTGAGAGATCAATTGATTTTGATAAGACGGAATTACCCGCTATTTCGGTAGATTTTGATGCTATGAATTTGGATTCAA